CACAGACGGGACACGCATGAGCGGTGACATGAACACCGCCATTGGTAACTGCCTCATCATGTGTGCACTTATTCATGCATATTCATCCGAACGGCGCGTTCACGTCGAACTGGTGAATAATGGTGATGACTGTGTGGTCATCATTCGCAGGAAGGACCTCAAGAGATTCGAATCAGGGCTAACCGAATGGTTCGAGGAGATGGGGTTCACGATGAAGGTCGAAGACCACGTCGATGTGTTTGAGAAAATTCAATTTTGTCAAATGCAGCCAGTGAATGATGGCTCCAAATATGTGATGGTTAGGAATCCGATAGTAAGTATCGCCAAGGACGCCATCTCCATCAAGCCACTTGACTCACAATCCATTTATCAAAAATGGTTGGGGGCAGTGGGTGAAGGAGGTGTCAGCTTAACTGGTGGGATCCCAATCCTTCAATCTTACTACTGTTGCTTGGAGCGCGGCAGTGGTGGCAAAAGACTCAAGGATGATCCCACCATGGAAACTGGTTGGTGGTACCTGTCTCGTGGAATGGAACGGAAGGTTTCCAGAGTGAGCTCTCAGGCGAGATACTCGTTTCACCTCGCTTTCGATATCCCTCCAGACCTACAGACAGCAGTCGAGGAGTATTATGATTCCTACACCCCTACCTATAGGAGTCCAAGTTTTAGGCCCCAGTCCAGGCCTAACATTTGGATAAATTAGGAACATGGTGGTGACATACACCCGGGTGACGCCGTAACCCGTCGAAACCAATGGGGTCCCTATATTAATGCCCAAAACGGACACCGTGCTAAACAAAATGCCTAGAGACTGCACGGAGCAAGGTTCACTTTATAGGGATGAACAGTCCAGGATGTCTACTGTATCCCATACTTGACATGAATAAACAACAACAACGAAAATCATCCGCAAGGAAATCCCCCGCTGGAGGCAGATCCAGCAATCCCTCAATGAAGCCCATTGCAGTGTCTTATGACACGCAAATCGCCAACGCCAAACCCACCTTCCTGCCTTCGAAGGATGGGCTGCGGGTTAGACATCGCGAATATGTGGGTGACGTCGGGGCCACTACATCCGACTGGTCCGTCGTCAACACTTTCGCCATCAACC